GCAGGTCTACGTCAAATCGTTGACAAGTATCTTGTACAGGATAGAAGTACTGGAGAGGTATATGAGACTCCTCAGTATATGTACATGATGATTGCTGCTACATTGTTCAGAAACTACGGAGATAATAGACTCGATTATGTCAGAAGATACTACGAATCAATCTCAAAACACAAAATCAACATCCCAACACCAGTCATGGCAGGGGTGCGAACTCCCATTAGACAATTTGCCTCCTGTGTTCTCGTTGATGCTGATGACACGCTTGACAGCATCTTCAGCAGTGACATGGCTATTGGTAAATACGTTGCTCAAAGGGCGGGAATTGGCATCAACGCAGGTAGAATACGTGGGATCAACTCTAAGATCAGGGGCGGTGAAGTTCAACACACGGGTGTCGTCCCGTTTCTCAAAAAATTTGAGAGCACTGTCAGATGTTGCACTCAAAATGGCATCAGAGGTGGATCAGCGACAGTCCACTTCCCAATCTGGCATCAAGAAATAGAAGACATCCTTGTCCTCAAGAACAATAAAGGTACTGAGGATAATAGGGTCAGAAAACTTGACTACAGTATACAAATTTCAAAATTATTTTATGAACGATTCATCGCTAACGAGGATGTTAGTCTCTTCAGTCCTCATCATGTTCCTGGGCTTTACGAGTCTTTTGGTACTCCATCCTTTGATGAGCAATATGTTGCTGCTGAAGCAGATTCAAGAATCCCAAGAAAAACTATTGGAGCACAAGAGCTCATCCTAGATCTCCTTAAGGAGAGAGCAGAGACTGGTCGTATTTACATCATGAATATAGACCACTGTAATGATCACTCATCATTCAAAGATAAGGTAAGTATGAGTAACCTCTGTCAGGAGATTACACTACCAACAGATCCTATCCAACACATTGATGGTGATGGTGAGATTGCATTGTGTATTCTATCTGCTATTAACGTAGGTAAACTACGTAACCTAGATGAGATGGAAGAACTCTGTGACCTATCTGTACGTGGATTAGAAGAGTTAATTGACTACCAACACTACCCAGTGAAGGCAGCAGAGAGAAGTACTATTGCAAGACGTTCTCTTGGTATTGGTTATATTGGATTAGCACATTACCTAGCAAAGAACGGAGTAAAATATGAAGACCCAGAAGCATGGAAACTCGTACACGACTTGTCTGAAAGTTTCCAGTACTACTTGCTCAAGTCAAGTAACGCAATCGCAAAAGAGAAAGGGAAGTGCGGAGCTTTTGATCGCACCAAGTATGCAGACGGTATCCTCCCAATCGACACTTACAAAAAAGATGTAGATGAACTGGTTGCGAATGAACTTAAACATGACTGGGAAGAGCTTCGACAAAGCATTGTTGAATTCGGTCTACGACATAGCACCTTATCTGCACAGATGCCATCCGAGTCTTCTTCAGTCGTCAGTAATGCTACGAATGGCATTGAACCACCCAGAGATCTTATCTCAACGAAGAAGTCTAAGAAGGGACCTCTCAAACAAGTTGTACCACAGTACGCAACCCTTAAGAACAATTACACGTTGCTTTGGGATATGTCTGGGAACACTGGGTATATTAATATTGTTGCTGTTATGCAGAAGTTCTTTGATCAAGCAATTTCTGGAAACTGGAGTTATAACCCACAGCATTATGACAATTCTGAAGTTCCTGTATCAGTAATGGCACAGGATTTATTGACAACCTTTAAATATGGTTGGAAGACTTCTTACTATCAGAATACATATGATTCTAAATCAGATGTAGTTGAAGAAACAACTAAAGAAGACATTAAAGATCTACTAGAAGGTATATTTGAAATGGAGGAGGACGATTGTGACAGCTGCAAAATCTAAGGAGGAACATATGGATATAACTGGTATGACTGTATTCAATACGAATCAGGTAGATACTACCAAAGGACAAATGTTCTTTGGTCCTCCATTAGGAGTACAAAGATATGATAAGTTTAAGTATCCTATCTTCGATAAGTTAACACAGACACAGTTAGGTTTCTTTTGGAGACCAGAAGAAGTTTCCTTACAAAAGGATCGTGCTGATTATCAAACACTAAATGCTGCACAGAAACATATATTTTCAAGTAATCTTAAGTATCAAATCTTACTTGACTCTGTTCAAGGACGTGGGCCTGGTATGGCGTTTGCTCCTTATGTTTCTTTACCTGAATTGGAAGGTTGTATGAACATATGGCAGACTATGGAGATGATCCATAGTAGATCATACACACATATAATTAAGAATGTATATCCAGATCCATCTGAGGTCTTTGATACTATCTTGGAGGATGAGCAGATCCTTGCACGTGCTGAGTCAGTGACCAGAGCATACGATGAGTTCATTAATTATGCACAGGAGTATGGTCAGAGTAACAGTTGGAAAGATGATATGAGGAGTCATCCCAATTCAGAATGGACACGTAAAGATTTAAAAAGATCACTCTATAAGGCAGTTGCCAATGTTTATATACTGGAAGGAATTAGGTTTTATGTCTCTTTTGCTTGTAGTTTCGCTTTTGGCGAGCTTAAGTTACTTGAAGGTTCTGCTAAGATCATATCATTGATAGCAAGAGATGAGTCACAACACATGGTTGTCTCTCAAAATATATTAAATAAGTGGAAGGAAGGTGATGATCCAGAGATGGTTGTCATTGCTAAAGAAGAAGAGGAGAATGTCTATCAGATGTTCCGTACAGCAGTAGAAGAAGAGAAGGCATGGGCTGAGTACTTATTTAAAGATGGTTCTATTATAGGACTCAATGATAAATTACTACAAAAGTATGTTGAATGGACTGCTAATCGTAGGTTAAAATCAATTGGTCTCGATGCAATCTTCGACACTCCTATCTCTAACAATCCATTACCATGGACAGCACACTGGTTATCTTCTAAAGGTATGCAGGTTGCACCACAAGAGACAGAGGTTGAATCATATGTTGTTGGTAGCATCAAACAGGATGTTAAGAAGGATACTTTTGCTGGTTTTAAACTATGAACAAACCTGATACTAAATTACATGAATGTATTTACGTAGCAGAAAAGATTATTCCTGCTGATATTTGTGATGTTATTGTTAAAGATATAGAATCGAGAGAGTGGATACCTCATAAGTGGTATAATGTTCACAAAGATTCATATCATTCTGAAGAAAAGATGGAGCTTGATATTCAGGGTGCTACTCTAGAATTGCAAAAACAATTAGGGAAATTTATAATAGAAGCTGGTAGAAAATATGAAAAAAATTATGCATTTTTTACATTTGGTGATGGATCTCCAAATGTAATGAATAACTTTTGTCAGGTTCGTTTTAATAGATACTCACCTGGTCAGATCATGCGTCAACATTTTGATCATATTCATTCATTATTTGATGGTACACAAAAAGGAGTGCCAGTACTTAGTTTTATTATGAATTTTAATGATGACTATGAAGGTGCTGATTTATATTTCTGGAAAGATAATGTGATCAAGTTAGGTAAGGGTGATATTGTTATGTTCCCTTCTAATTTCTTTTTTCCACATGGTGTGACTGAAGCAACAAAAGGAAAGAGATATTCAGGAGTATCATGGGCATGGTAGACGATTCCAACTGGAGAGAAGAGTACAAAGGATATACTTCTAGTAAGTATGAGTTAGATTTGCTTGAGAATGGTCCCAAGAGTCTATCCCAGTCATGGGTGATGGGAGCTCTATATAACAAATGGAAAAAGATCAAGGGATATAAGGAACCAGAACCACCAAATTGTCAATCATCACTAAAAGAATGGGAGGAGAGTATTAAACAATATGAAAAAAATTAAATTTGTTATCGCACAAGACGGTACTGTAACTGAAGAGGTTATGGGTGTTAAAGGAACACAATGTCTTGATCTTACAGAAAAGATTGAGGAGACATTAGGAACTGTCCAGTGGAGAAAAGAAACACAAGAGTATTATCAAACCGTTACTACAGAGGAAAATGTCACACTTCAGCACGATTAAGACTAAAATAAAAGAGAGACCTCAATTAGTTGAGGCATTAGAATTATTACAGTATAATGTTAAAGAAGATCAAGACCTCGTTATTACAAATCCTGATCATGCTGAGGATCACCCTGTGGTTCGGGCAGAAGTTGCTGTGTCAAATGACATTGGGTTTCGTTGGAACGAAAAGACGGAGACTTATGATCTATACTCTGATCATTCTACTTGGGATCTTGATGTTCCAGTAAGTAGATTCATAGACAAGGTAACTCAACAGTATGCTAGGATGACTATACATAATACTATTAATCAGATGCATGGTTATTCTGTGTCTGAGGAGTGGGAAATGGATAATAATTCTATTGAAATAACAGTTACTAATTGGCAATAAATAGGAGATAAAGAAATGAAAATTATGAGATGGTTGACGAAAGAGTTTACGAAAACCCCTGGCTATATGAGGGTAAACCTTTCACTTCTGACGATATTGGCGATCAGTTCGGTTTCGTCTACTGTATTACTAATCTCCAGACAGGCAAAAAATACATCGGAAGAAAATATTTTACCAGTCGTAGAAAGCCTCGAAGTGGCAAAAGTAAACGGAGAGTTACGAGTGAGAGTGACTGGAAAAAATACTACGGAAGTTCTGACGAACTTAAGTCCGATGTTAAAAGATTGGGCAGAGAAATCTTTAAGC